CCATTATGGGAAAAATAGGAGGAGAGCAAGATGTAAGAATACAATCAATGTTCAAGAAGAACAAAAAGAATACACTGTTTACAGAAAGCAGATCAATGTTTAACACACCAAAAAATAAAATGTTTAGATAACATGGCAATAATTAGATATACAAAAGACGCTACCATAAGGTATGCCTATCTTAACATCTTCCCTGATCAGTTCAAAACTGAGAAAGAAAAGCAAGATGAGAGTTGGATAAAGAATACAATGGATTATTTCTCAAACAAAGCATACGCTGAGTATGTAAAGAACAGAGATACATTCGTTAAGAACTATGATCTTATGAAAGGGATTCTTCACATGGAGGATTTCTATCAGGAACCAGAGGTAAGAAGTTTTACAGATGTACTTACATCTGATTTATCACTTCCTGCATATGTAAAGATGTATTCAATTATTACCACTCCTGTAAATGAATTAGTAGGAGAGATTACTAAACGTCCTGATACATATAGAGTGAAGGCTTTTGATGATGATAGTCAAGCAGAAGAACTTCAGTTTAAAACAGACACACTTCAGAAATATGTTATTGGTCAAGCTAGAGAACAAATAATTTCAAAAGCTGCTATAGAAGGAATTGAAATTCCAGACGAAGAATTAGAAAAGATGTCAATGGATCAAGTTAAAGATCAACTTGATTCTTATACATCTGTTGCAGAGAAATGGGCTAACCATGTTCTTACATGTCAGAAAGCTGAGTTTAATTTAAAAGAAAAAAGTGAAGATGCATTTAGAGATCTTCTAATATCTGCTAGACAGTTCTATCATATATATGAAGATAATAGTAAACTTGGTTTCAATATCGAAGTGGCCAACCCAAAGAACACTTGGTTCTTAAGTACACCAGATAGAAAATATATTTCAGATCCTACAGGAAGAGCACAAGGAGCGTATGCTGCTGGTACTGTGCAAGTTATGGAATTATCTGAGATTATTGAAAGCCTTCCTGATCTTACTAAAGAAGAAATAGATCACCTTAGATCATCTCTTCAAGATTATGGATTGATCAATGTTAGAGAATCCAATCTAGGTAATCCAGATGCTGTTCCAGGACAAGACTCTGTAATGTATGACACCTTTGACCCATTAGTTCTTCAGACAAGAATGATCATTGAATCAGAGATGAAAGAGAACAATGATGGATTAAAAGATTTCTTAGGACTAACTAATAATGTTAGTTCATTTGGATATAAATATGTTGTTGTTAGAAGCTATTGGATATCTAAAAGAAAGATAGGTAAGTTAATCTATCTTGATGAGATGGGTAATGAGCAATCAACTCTTGTTGATGAAAATTACAAATCAGGAAGTATGCCTACACAACAATCATTAGAATGGGGATGGATTAATGAATGGTATCAAGGAACTAAGATTGGTCCAGACATCTATCATATTAAACCATTTAAGTTATTAAACTATTGTCCTATTATAGGAACAACATATGAGGTGAAGAACACAGAGGCTAAATCTTTAGTGGATCTTATGAAGCCTTTCCAGGTGATATATAATGTATGTATGAATCAACTTTACAAACTACTTGAGAAAGAGGTTGGTAAAGTGCAGCTTATGTCATTGAGACACATTCCTATTCCTAAAGATGGAGATGCACAAGATGCTCTTGATATATGGGAAATGGAAGCACGTAATAGAGGTGTAGTATTTATTGATGACTCTCCAGAGAATTTAAAATCTCCTAGTTCATTCAATCAGTTTACATCTCTTGATCTTACACGTACGCAAGAGATACAATCTAGATACACATTAGCTCAACAAATGAAACAAGAGTGTTGGGAACTTATAGGTATGTCTAGACAACGTATGGGATCTGTTGCAGCTTCTGAAAGTGCTACAGGAACAAACACTGCGATGCAGCAGAGCTATTCTCAAACAGAGCCTTTATTTGTGGCTCACGAGTATGTGCTTGGACAGCTGTATCAAAGTATTATAGATGCTGCATTATATGTAGAGAGTAGTAAACCTGAGAGTACGCTTTCATATGTTACAGGAGAAGGAGAATCTGCATTCGTACAAGTGAATGGATCAGATCTTAAATTTCGTGACTTAAAAGTGTTCCTAACAAATAGACCAGAAGATAAACAAATGTTTGATGAACTTAGAGCTCTTTCTCAAGCTATTATTCAAAATGGTGGCACGCTTTATGATGTAATAGAATTATATTCTACCAAGTCTATGAGAGAGATGAAGAAAACCTTCAAAGATCTTAGAGATAGACAAATGGCTCAACAAGATCAAGCTGTTCAACAGCAACAGCAACAACTTGAACAACAAGCTCAACAAGCTCAAGCTCAACAACAATTTGCTATTCAACAACATGAACAACAACTTGCTCATGATGATTACCAAAAAGAACTTGATAGACTATCTAAAGAGAAGATTGCCATTATTTCTGCTACAGGATATGGTAATGTAGAATCAGAGGATACTAATGCTAATGCTGTTCCTGATGTAATGGAAATGAGTAGATTAAGTCAAGATCAAAACAAAGCTGCTAAAGACTATGAAACTAAGATGGCTGATATTCAATCTAAGAATAAACAAGCTAGTGATAAAATGTCTATAGAGAAAGAGAAGTTACAAGTACAAAGAGAAAACATGGCAAATGATTTAGCTGTTGCTAAGGAGAATGCCAAGGGTAGAAATAACAAAAAAGGTTAATAAAGTTGTTCTCTTCGGAGGATGATAAAATATTAATGCTATATTATTTAGAAAATTGGATCACATTGATACATAACTCTTTGATATTAGAAACTCTTATTATACTTTTACATAAATAAAACCAAACATAAATACAACTACATATGGCTGATAATTTAGAGATAAGCAACTTTAGTATCCAGGATACTATGGAAATGGGAATGGGTAACCAAGAATTACTTCAAGGGTTATTTGAACCAGAGACAGCTTCTGCAAATCCAGAGGATGTCACTGCAATTATTAAAGACGCTAATGCTCCTGCTGCACCAGATGCACCAGCAGTACCAAAAGGTAAGGATATAGTTCCTCCTAAAAGCGTTGATGGTAAAACAGATGATGAAAAATTAGATGGGCAATCAATGATTGCTGATTTCTTAAGTGATTCTGATGATGATGAAGATGATGACAAACCTGCTCCAGTATCAAAACCTGCAAAAGCTGCAAGTGTTGATAATGATGACAGTAATGATGACAGTAATGATGATGCTTCTGAAGGTACACAATTCACTGCTCTTGCAAATGATCTTTATAAACTAGGTGTATTCACATCAGAAGACGATGATGATAAACAACCAATCTCCACTGCAGAAGAGTTCTTAGAACGATTCAATGAAGAGAAGAAAAAAGGTGCAATTGAAACAGTGAATAATTTCATTGGGCAATTTGGAGAAGATTACCAAGAAGCTTTTGAAGCCATATTTGTTAAAGGAGTTAATCCAAAAGATTACTACAGTGTTTATAATCAGGTAGTTAACTTTGCTGAGATGGATCTTTCAAATGAAGATAATCAAGTGAAGATAGTTAAACAAGCATTACTAGATCAGGGATTTGAACCTGAAGATGTAGATACAGAGATTGAAAGATTTAAAAACTACGGTGATTTAGAAAGTGTTGCAGGAAAACATCACAAGGTATTAGTTAAAAAAGAAGCATCTAAGTTGCATCAAATGGAAACTAAAGCTGAACAAGAACTGCAACAAAAACAAGCTGTTAGAAATCAGTACATAAATAATGTGCAATCCATCTTAAATGATAAGGTGAAAGCAAAAGAGTTTGATGGGATTCCTATCAATCCAAAATTAGCAACCGAACTACAAGACTTCTTATTAGTAGATAAATGGAAGACAGCATCTGGAGAAAATCTTACAGATTTTGATCGTGTTATTCTGGATTTAAAAAGACCTGAAAACCATGAACAAAAAGTTAAGGTGGGACTTCTTTTAAAGATGTTAGAAAAAGATCCTACATTATCAACTATACAAAAAACAGGTGTGACTAAAAAGTCTAATCAACTGTTTGGAGAAGTTGCAAGACAAGTAACAAAAGCTAAATCCCTAACAGGTAGTAATGGTACTGGTGATGCTAATTCAAAATCATGGTTCTTATAACAAAACAATAAATAATTAACAAAAACGAATAACAATGGCAATTCAAACAATTCCTGGGTTAACTGGTTTTACTTATGCTCGTGTAGCGTCTATGGACAAACGTGCGGTAGGAAAACTAACAGACTCTAACCACTTAGAGAGTTTTCACTCTACTGAGCCTGCAGACTATGATAAAAAGATTATCTCTTTATATACTCAGAGCTCACTTTACAGTAATGACTTCTTGGACATGATCAACAAAAGCACACCTTATTATATTGATAATAATAGTGATGCATGGAAATGGCAAGTAGCAGTTCCTTACAAATTCCCAAAAATTATTGACATTCCTGCTTCTACGCAAGACTTAATTGCTCTTGGTAAAACAGGTATTGATGGTCAAGAATTTTCTTTAGTATTAGATACTAATGAGTTTTCTAAAAATGCTATCATCTCTGTAGGTACACGTCAGTATGGTCCACGTTTCTACGTGATCAAAGATCCAGTGCCTTGGAACATGGGGTATTTATATTCTTTCACATTAGTAAGTGATAATCCAACTGTTGATTTCGTTAATCCTGTATTCTTACAATATGGTGTTGAACTAGAATTAGTTGATGCTGCTATTGGTGAGTTTGATCAAGACTTATTAGGTCTTCCAAGATTAGGTGAGCAAATCACAATGTTCGAATCTTTAGGTTCTGCATATGGATATGAGCACAAAATTACTGAATGGGCTGATGACAAAATGATGAGAGATGCTTCTGGTAAACCATTAGACATCTTGGTATATGCTCCACAAAGACGTAACCAATTACCACTTACACGTAATGATGTTAAATGGGAACCGTTCATCGAATTCTGGATGCGTAAATCTATGATTGAGTTGAAAGTTAAACGTATGATTTGGGCTAAACCTGGTACAGTTAAATCTGGTGGTGCTAAACAAGAATTGAAAAGAACATCTGCTGGTGTATACCACAGAATGCGTAACAATGGAAACTTGGTACAATATAACAGAGGTGAATTCTCTGCTAACTTAATCCGTTCTGTATTTGGAGATTTATTCTACAGAAGAGTGGATGTGAAAGATAGAAGTGTTAAGATGTATACTAATGAAGCTGGATTCGATGTATTCCAACAAGCTTTAAAAACAGATGCATTAAATTCAGGTCTTACTTTCATGGCTGATTCTGGAAACAGATATATGCAAGGAGAAGGACAACACATCACTTACAACTTTGCATTTGATGCAATGGTAACTCGTGAGACTGGACGTGTTGAATTGATTCACTTAAAAGAATTAGATTTACCACAATCTAACTTAGAGTTTGGACAAAACAAAAAATCTACTCCTGTATTTATGGTGTTTGATGTTTCTCCAATGTCTGATGGATCAATGGTGAATAACATTAGAGAAGTGAGAATGAAAGGTGCTCCTTCTATGACATGGGGTTATATTGATGGAACTCGTCACCACTTAGGTTTTGCTAAATCTCAAGGTATGAGCTCTGCTAATAAATTCCCTGGATACGAAATCTGGATGAAAGACAGATGTGATGTATTTATTGAAGATTTATCTAGAACTGTGTTGATTGAGGAAATGCCACAATTCTAATAATAAGAATTCCGAGAAAAGTCCCCTCACCTCCTCTCCCTCCCAGAGGGGATGATTCTCAACCCTACTTAGTCAAGCCTCTTGCATAGCAACGTAACTAAGTTTCAGAGTGTTTGATATGGATAGTATCCATGATCAAGTCCCTTCGATGGGACCACTCTACAAATCGTGTGGTAGAGCAGTTGGTTAGCTTGCTGGACTCATAATCCAGAGGTCGAAGGTTCGAGTCCTTCCCACGCAACAAATTAAAACCAATTATTAAATTTAACTACATTATGGGTAAAACAGGCAAAATTTCTACTATCAAGAGAGACTATTCAAATAGTGCTCAATTGCAAACAATGGATAGTGGGCTATCGCAAAAAGGAATGACAAGAATCCCTGGAACAGGAGTATTCAAATATCCTTACAAGGAATTAGATGGAAAGTACAGAACAGGCTTAGATGAGAATGCTACGTACATTAAAAGAATCCAAGATCCTTTAGAAAAAGAATTAGAGATCGAAAGAGTTAAAGCTCTTAGAACAAAACTTGAAAATGAAATAGGTGATATTGATTTAGGACCTCGTTCACAATTTTGGAACTATGGTTTATCAACTTCTACAGATGATCAAACGCACGTACAAGTGGTTAAACTATTAGATGGTGATAACTATTTTGATTTAGGAAATGCCTTTCAAGAAATAGCTTTTTCATGGTTAAGAGTTCATCCAACAATTGCTTCAAGCTATCAAGCTTGGGAAAGAGGTGAATTTCCAGCAGATACACAATTCTATGTTGTAGATGATGAAATTGAAAATGCAGTGATCTACAAGAAAAAACAATTGATTAACAAAGCAATTGTTAAGTTTGATTCTATGACTCCTGAGAAGAAGAAGAAAGTTGCAAGACTTTTAGGTCTTCCAGTAACAGAAGAAACAAAAGAAGAAGTGGTATACAACTTGGTAGATAATGTATTGAAACAAACAGAATTCAAGAATGGTAAATATTCAGGATTGAGTCCAGTTGAAGTGTTCAATAGATTTGCAGATATGAAAGAAGCTTTACTCCATATAAAAGATTTAGTAAAACAAGCTGTAGCTCATTCAGTATATAGAATCAAACCTAACGGTAAGGTTTATGAAGGTGAGTTTGAAATAGCTAAAGATGAAGAAGATTTAATTAAATTCCTAGCTGATGATGATAACCAAGATGAGTTGTTAACATTAGAAGGTAAGTTGAAAACTAAAAAGCTAGCTTCTGTATAAGAGGCTAGTTTAAAAATATAAAAGAATATGATACAGGTAGATAGTTTATTATATAAGATCGATCAGAAACTAAATAAACTATCAACTAATGAGCATCAACAAATTCAATTAGAAGACAAAATCTTAGCTTTGAATGAAGCTCAGATTAAGTTGATAAAACAAAAGATTGATGGTATAAGTATTGCTAGTCAATTAGGACAAGATTCATTTAAGAAACGTTATGAAGACTTACAAAGTCTTATAATGAATTATAATCATCAGCCTTTAGATCTTACGTTAAAGAATGTTGAATTGAATCAATGGTGTACGTATGTACACAATCTTAGTCCACAATATATGTTCTACATAGATTCATATTTGTTGGCAGACAAAGGTAGATGCAAGGATAGAAAGATCTGGATCAATAGAGATCTTGCCAAACATGGTGATCTTCAGTTCATATTAAATAATGATCATTATAGACCAAGTTTTGAATATCAAGAAACATTCAACTCTTTATCATCAGATGAGATAAGTTACTTTACAGATGGTACGTTTACCCCAACTAAAGTTTACATGATGTACATGAGATATCCAGTGTATATAAATAAAACAGGATATATAATGTTAGATGGTAATCCATCATTTGATCAAGACTGTGAGCTTGAACTATATTTAGAAGATGAACTGTTAGATTTGACAGTACAAAATCTAGCAATGTATACTGAGAACGCTGCTGCAGTACAAAGTGCACAGTTCAGAATACAAACAAACGAATAATTTTTTTAACATTTAAATAAATAAAAATGGCTGATTTTTCATTAACCACGGTATTCGTGGTTCCAGTAGGGCAAACTGCACTCCCTAGCTCTGGTTCGACACAAAACTTGACTGCAGGACAAGTTGGAATTTTTAATAATTTGTATGCAACAGTAGATGCAACAACTATTAATAACTTCCCTTATTTCTACGTTGCACAAGGTAGAACAAACACTTATTTACAAGGATCTAAAAGATCTGACAGAATTGCTGGTGGAGCTTTGCCTCTTTCAGGAGCTGCTCAGACAGTTAGACCTAACAGTTCTAATGTAACAGAATGGTACAAAGTATCAGGATGTCCAACAGCTGCTAACCAAATTACTGATGTAACTAATTTCACTGTACAATGTGGAGAAGTTATCACGTTAACTTTACGTGCTCACTCTTCTTATATTGATACATTGTATTTCAATGGTTTCACTCGTTCAGTAACTATCCAAGCTCCTTGTTGTGATTGTGATGCTAACCCATGTGCTGATGTAAGTGATAACACTATCATCAATGAATTGATTTATCAATTAAACTTGAAAGCTCCAGGAAACAACCCTGATAACATTTCTTTCTCTACATTCTATACATTTGAAAATGTAGGTGGAACTATCTTACGTATTACTGGAAAACCATTAACTGTATATGGACAACCTTGTGATATTGCAGCGTTCCCTTTTGAATATGACAGAATGTCTTTCAGAACGTTTGTATATGCTGGTCCAGCTACTACTGCTGACTTTATTGTTGCTGATGCTTGTAACTTTGTTGCACAGCCTATCATCACACAACGTGCTTCTTATGCTACAGGACAATCTGCAGAGATTGCTCAATTAGAGAAAAACTTCTATAGCTACCAAGCTGGTTACTTGAAACACCTTTATAGAATGAATGGATACAATGAGAACTTTGAGTCTTGGGTATCTGGTGGTGTAACTTATGATACATATTATATCAAATTCAACGAATATGATAAATCTGCATATCAATGGGGTGACTACATTTATGAAGATGCAACAGTAATTATTGCTGCTCCGAACTCTGTAACAAGTGGTATTTCTGCTGCAATTTCTACTGTGTTAGAAGCTGCTTTAGGAACTGTTGTTGATCAAGGTGCTCCTTGCATCACAACTACTACCACTACTTCTAGTGCTCCTGCATCTACTACTACTACAACTTCTACTAACATTCCTTAAGGATAAGCAGAAGTAAAATATTATTAAATAACCTATGCCAGGGGAAAGAGGATACTACTCATATTCCTCTGGCATATTTATTATAAAACAAACATGGCAAACTTACAATTAGATATATTAGTAGTACCTACTTATGATGTTAATACTCTTGGTGTTGCAGATGCTTCTGTATATCCTACCAATCCTCCAGTGGTCTCAGCACCATCTATTGAGATTGAAATACCAGGATTCGGAACCAAGATTTTACCTTTTGTTCCTGACCAATTAAATGTATTTACATCATCTAATTTAGAAATTACAGAGCCTGGTTGTAATCAACCTCTTCCTGATGGAATATACAGATTAAAATATTCTGTTGCTCCTGCATATGCAAACTATGTGGAGAAAACAATATTACGTGTTGATAGGCTTCAAGAAAAGTTTGATAGTGCTTTCCTTCAATTAAATATGATGGAGTGCGATAGGGCCCTTAAAACTCAATCTAGCGTAACATTAAATACAATTAACTTCTTTATTCAAGGAGCTATTGCAGCAGCTAACAACTGTGCAGAATTCGAATCAAATACATTATATGCTCAGGCAGATAATATGTTAAACAATTTTCTTAAATCCAACTGTGGTTGTTCAGGTAACAACTACCAATTAAACTTTTATTAATTATGGCACAATGTTCAAGCTGTGGAGCTAATGTAGGGTGCGGTTGTCAATTGACAAACGGAGTGTGTGCAGCATGTGCTGCTAAAGTGAATAAATAAAATTGATATTATGTTATCACCAAGACTAACGAATTGCCCAGAATGTGCAAACATTCCTTCTTTACTTAAAAAAATAGATTGCAAGTTAGCCGAGCTTGGTAATAGTTTATACAACAATGTTTCATACATGTTGAATCAACCTATACCTGCTGGTGACATTCTTCAATTAATAGGATATAGAAGGATACTTACTTACAAGTATTGTAATCCTAACTATGTGCATGAATACTCTGTGGCTATGATAGCTAGCAGAGTTATACGCATTACAGTGGGTTGTGTTAGTAGATGTAATGAACCAGAACGTTGTTTAGAGGATCCTTGTGAGATTGATGTAGTGGCTAATCCTACAACAACAAGCACCACTACATTAACAGGTTGTAAATCATATATACTATATAACACTGCAACTTCTGCAGAATCATTCTTGATTGGTAATTGTGATACAGGACAACCAGAAACAATAACTTTACAAGGACTATCTAGTGTTTGTATAAGCACAATAGTGGCTCTTAATGTATCACCAAACATTGTAGTGATGAACACAAATGAGTGTACTACAACTACAACAAGTACAAGTTCTACTAGTAGTACAACAACAAGTACAACCACTATACCATCATCAACTAGCACTACAACTAGTACTAGCTCAAGTACAACCACTACTATACCACCAACTACCACTACTACTAGTTCAAGTTCAACTAGCACGTCCACAAGTACAAGCACTAGTACCAGTACATCTACTTCAACATCAACTAGTTCAAGTACTACAACTACCACCACTACTGCAATACCAACTACAACAACAACAAGTAGTTCTAGTTCTACCAGTACAACAACTAGTACAAGTAGCACAACCACTACTACTACTACTGTTGTACCAACTACAACAACTACTACCACTGTTGCACTAGATTGTACATTTACAGGAACTGCTGATGAACTTCCAGATATAACAACCACCACTACAACAACTCGTGTACCTGTGTCAAGAATTTTAGGAACTACAGGAGATAGACCTTTAGATATAACTGTTGATTCATTAGGTAATGTTTATACAGCAAATTTTTATTCAGACAATGTTAGTAAAATTACTCCTGCTGGAGTTTCTACAATATTAGGAATTTCAATTGTATCTCCTTCTGGAATAACTATTGATTCTTCAGATAATCTTTACATTTGTAATACAAATAATAATAGTGTTTTTAAAATTACACCTTCTGGAGTTTCTAATTATTTTGCTCCAACTGGTAACAATCCATCTAAAATATGTATTGATTCTTCAGGAAACTTATATGTAACAAATCGTACATCTAACAATGTTTCAAAAATCACACCTGGAGGAGTATCTACTATTTTAGGTACAACTGGTAACTCCCCACAAGGAATAACTGTTGACGCAATAGGAAATGTTTATACAGCAAATTCTTTATCTAACAATGTTTCAAAAATCACACCTGGAGGAACTTCTTCTATTTTAGGAACAACAGGAGTACAGCCTTTTGATATAGTTTTAGATTCTTTAGGTAATGTTTATACTAGCAATATTACTTCTAGCAATGTTTCAAAAATTACACCTAGTGGAGTATCTACTATTTTATCAACAACTAGTCCTACTCCTGTTGGATTAACAATTGATTCTTCAGGAAATTTATATGTTACAAGCTTATCTAGTAATAATGTTTCAAAAATAACGCCTTCTGGAGTTAGAACTATTTTAGGAACAACAGGTGTTGATCCAAATGCAATAGTTTTATTTAATTCAGCTTTGTATATTAGTAATGAAACATCTGATAATGTTACTGAAATAACATTCTAATAAATTTATAATAAACTTTTTAAAAATAAATAATATGTCTAATTGCTCAAATTGTTATAACGGATGTACAGAGATTGTCTCTGACAGATGTGTTAAATATACAGGAATAAATGTTCCTGTCCTAGGAATCCAAACAGGTGATTCATTATCGTTTGTAGAACAATCATTGATTACATTCCTTACATCTGCATTGAATGGTACAGGGATTAATCCTATCATTGATCCTCAGATCATTTGTAATTTAGTTCAAGCAAATCTTCCTACTTGTGGGGATCTTTCATTAAATGATATATTATCAGCTCTTATAAAATCTACTTGTGATCTTCAAGAACAAGTTGATGTTATTGCTGCAGATCTTGCTATATTAAATGCTGATTATAGTATTGGATGCTTATCAGGAGTTACAGCTTCATCAGATACACATGCTATTGTACAAGCTATAATTAATAAAGTTTGTCAATTACAAGTTGATTTAATTGCTCTTGCTCTTGACGTCACTACAAACTATGTAAAGTTGGTTGATCTTAATAGTTTGATTCAATACTATTTATCTGTAGTATCTGGAATCACTACGAACTATTATAATAGAATGGTTCCTTATGTTGTAGAAACTTATTATGGTTCTATATCAGGATTTAGTATTACAGGTGTAGGCTCAGGTGTATGGCAAAAAATATATTTATGTAATGGATTAAATGGTACACCAAACTTAACACCTACAGGGGCATATAATTATATTCAATACAGACCTTAATAAATCAATAAGATGGCATATCCTTTTTTACCAGTCAATCCTTGCTGCACAGATGTAGTTATAAATGATCCTTGTGGATGTAGCTCTACAATTACTAATAGTGGTTGTAATAGCAATGATCCATGTTCAACAAATTTAACTGCCTCTAGTACTATTGCATATGATGGCCCTGCATTATCATGTATAATAGCTGAGCCATGTGATACACTTAATGTAATCTTACAAAAGATTGATGAGATCATATGCAATCTATTAACACAGATTAATATATTAACTATTCAGGTTAATAACATCACTGCACAGATAATAAACATTGAAGGTGATATAATTAATATTGATAATTCATT